CAGATCTGTGGGGGGTCAGAAAGATTGGAACCTGGATTATCAAGGGTTTGTGGGTTGTATGGTTGTGAAATGATTAGAGAAAATAGGGATTTGGGTGTGGTTTTTGGGCAAAAAAGCGACCGAAAGATTGCAACCTGGGGTAATTGTTTTATAAATCAGATGGTTAAGGCTGTTGTGGCTCACAAATGAATCTTTATGAGACACAATGTTCGAAAAGATTGCAACCTGGGGCATAAATGGAAATAAATAAATAAATTCAAATTGTTAGGTTTGATTTTACGGTAAAGGTTTAAAAAAAAGTCGGAAACGAAAACTGCATGTCCAAACAAATGTAATGACAAAGGGTATTTGCTAAAAAAACAAATGGTTGTGGCGATTTTCCGACTTTTTCGGAATAAAAAAAGTCGGAAACGAAAAAGTCGGAAATAAACCTATAAAAACAGAAAAAACAGATTGTTTGTTTTTTCTGTTTTTTTATGCCCTGGGATTGGTTAAAACCCGTTTTTTTTGCTGATGTGTCCATAATCGCTCATAACTGCTCATAACTGCTCATAACCCGGAATATTCAGGAAAAACCATTAAAAACCCTGTTTTTGTTTGACTGGCAGGGATTTTTTGCAAGTGGTTTACGCTTTTTTGCTCTATTTTTTATGAGAGCTAAATTCTACACGTATTATATTGCCCGTTTTTTTAAAATATCACCCCGTTGAGTCTCCAGGTCATTTTTTCTTATCCTGTCTGCGAGTTCTTCGCTTGCTTTTAATTTTTCCTCAGTTTTTACAAGAGTATATTTCAGTTGTCCGATTAAATTAAGCTGATTGATTACCTTACCCTGGGTCTGGATTAGTTTGTCTTTCAATTCCTGGTCATTATGGCCGTGCCCACCTGCATCCGGTTTTTCTTCCTTATCTATAAGGGTGTTATTTTCCCTCGGGTCATTTTCCCTTCGCCGGTGAAAATAGCCTTCATCTTTGTAAAATGCGATTATTTTTTTGAATGGTATAGACTTCCGAGTGCGCCAGGTTGTAATGGCATTGGGTGAAACTTTCCAGTGCTTAGCGAGCTTAGCCTCAGTCTTAAATTTTTTACAATTTAGGATAATGTTAATTATTTTTGATGAAGTTAATCTTTTTGCTTGATTCGCTTGTAACTTAAGATTATTATTAACTTAATATTAAAATTAAAAAAAAGGAATCAGCAAACAATGAGATCAGTAGAGATCAGGGAAGCAATAAAAGAGGCAGGCCTTTCCCAAACAGCAATCGCAAAAGAGATTAACAGATCCGAGCCGGCTGTTTCTTTGTGCATAAACAAAAAGATGGTATCGAATTTTATTATGACGGCGGTGGCTAATTCCATCGGCTGCCGTGTTGAAGATGTTTTTTCTGAATATTTTTCAGGGCACAGGTATGGGCGGACGTCCCAGGCTGCTTTGCAGTCGGACAAATAAGCTTTATTTTAAAAAATTTTTAAAATAAGTCAAATCTTTAAAAAGGGGGAATCGTGACTAAAGTTTCGGAACTTTATAATTATATAATTTCAGACGCTCGGGGAAAATACGGTGAAATCGTCCCATGCGGAGAAAAAACTGATCTACACGAATGCTTCACTTTTGAGCCTGAACTTGGGTTATTGATATTCTGGTTTCTTTGTGTGGGGAATAAATCGACACATACATTAACATATAGAGTAACAGCTGAAACGTGGGGGGCAAAAAATGATTAAGGTACTAACTTTTTTTAAGGATAGGTGGTGCGTTTTTTGTGAGATCAGTCCTGACAATGAATTTATATTGTATTATACCGCAAATTTTGTTTGCATATATCCTGAACCGGAAAAGATGGGGGCATAATGAAACTTACAAAGCACTTTCAGCAGCGATGGGAAGAACGGGTGGGGGGAGCAGCTCCCAGCGCGAAAGAAATAGAACAGATGATAGAGGGATCAGTCTGGCTCCAAAAGGGGCAGGAATATTTTACGGCAAGAGGGCGGCGCCGTAAAGTTCTGGCTCTTTACTGGGTCCCGGCTCAAGGTGTGGTGCTAAAAATAGATAAAAAAGAGAAAAGGGCTATTACAGTGATCACCGCAAATATAACAGGGGGGGCCGGATAATAATGGAGTTATTTGTAAACGCTGTTTTTGCATTGTCAAACAGCCGTTTCTGGCTCATGCCTCTTTTACTGATATGTGCTGTGATAATTTTTTTTGAAACGATACGCAAAGATATAAGGGAATAAACCGGATGGAACAGTTTATGGAAAATGCTGAAAAATATAAAGATGGTGTGGCGGTCTCTGTGAAAGATCAAAACCGGCTGGGGGAACTCGAAGTTGTAATTACAAAAAACTTCCAGGCTTTTTATGAGGTGGGATGTGCGCTGCGTGAAATTAGAATAAATCGGTATTACAGGCAAGCCCACGACACATTTGAGGATTACTGTCGGGAGATGTGGGATATGCTGAAAAGAAGTGCCGATTTTCAGATCAGCGCTGCAAATGTGATTGATAATTTGCAGGAAAATTTAAAGTTAGACGAACCAAACAATGGGAACTATAGTTCCCAAAATAACCCTGCTGAAGAGATAAAACAACCTGTTTTATTGCCCAAAAATGAACAGCAGGCCCGCGTACTTGCAAGGCTAAGCCCGGAAGACCAGCCAAGGGTGTGGCTTGAAGCAATAAAAACCATTCCTGAAGGGGGCAAAATCACGGCATCGCATATAAAAAAAACCATCCGGGCTATGAATATTACAAATATAGAAAAGATTGCGGATGAGGCTGCGAAAGCAGATGTGGAAAAAAAGACCTGTGAGCTTAAGGAAGACAGGGTCAGTATCAATTTTAGAGATACGTTTGATGCCTTTTTTATACAGGTTAAAAAAGAGCGTCAGCAAGACTGGCGGCATACTGAAAAAAGAGTTGTGCTGCGTTATCTTGAAGCTCTTTATACGGCTGTAAAATCAGAAGTGTAAAAAGGAACGGCAGATGATACATGAACTGAATTCCATCCAGGTTGCACAGGCATTAAATATTACAGAAAGGGCTGTTCGGTACAGGGCTGAGCGTGAACAATGGGTTCAGTCTTCAGAAAAAATCAGAGGGGGGTATCAGAATACATATATGTTCTTAAGGCTTCCCAGGAAGGTTCAGGTTGAGGTTGCAGCGGCAATTTCAATCTGTAAGTCACCGGATACTGCAAAGGAGACGGGTCTTGCCGATTATGCATGTTTGCCTGGTGTAAGAAAAAAAGAGGCTGAAGCCCGGCTGGAAATTTTATGGGCCCGGGATGCGTTTATCAAACACGCGGACATGCAAAAGAAAGAGGGGAGTAATATATTCTGCAAAAACGTGGCGTCCGGAGAGGTGGATCTGGCGGACTGGGTTTTGTCGGCGATTACGAAAAACAATAAAAAATCGCTGTCATGGGCAACCCTTAATCGATGGCAGAAAGCGTATAAAAAAAACGGGCTTGCAGGGCTTGCTGCCCAATACATTAATTCCGGCCGTCCCTGCGGTATACCTGATGATATGAGGCAGTTTATTATTGGTATGAAAATTGACCATCCCCATATTGGGGTGTCAAAAATAATGGCGGGTCTTGAAGCACGATTTTCAGGACAAACCATTGCCGGCCAGGGAGTTGTCCGCAGGTTTTTGAACCGGTGGACAAAGAAAAATAAAAGCCTGCTGGAATATATGGCTAACCCCGACAAATGGAAAAACAACAGGATGTTTGCGGCGGGGAGCCGGTCGGAAAACATTGTCCGGCTTAATCAAATGTGGGAAATGGACTCCACACCAACAGACATAATGCTCACGGACGGCAGGCATAATATTTCGGGCGTGATTGATATTTTTTCAAGAAGGCTCAAACTGCTTGTATCCCCAACGGCCAAAGCGGATGCCCATGCGGCGCTGATCCGCAGATCGATAATAGACTGGGGAGTGCCGGAAATTATTAAAATGGATAACGGTAAAGATTACACTGCAAATCATATAACACGGGTATTAGATGGTCTTGAGATAACCCAGTCCTTGTGTGCGCCGTTTTCTCCGGAACAAAAACCGTTTATTGAGCGCGCTTTGGGGACATTCTCCCACGATATTGTTGAGCTGCTGCCCGGTTATATAGGTCATAATGTTGCGGACAGGAAAGCCGTTGAAGCCCGCCGGTCGTTTTCCCAGCGTTTAATGAAACAGGGTGAAGACCCTGTGGATATCAATATGACGGCAGATGATTTCCAGGACATCTGCCGTCGGTGGGTTGATGCCGTATATCATTATAATAAGCATTCCGGTCTTAACGGCAAAACCCCTGCACAGACTGCCCGTGAATGGAAAGAACCGGTGAGAAAAATCAAGGATGAACGGGCACTGGATATTCTGCTTTCGCCGGCTCCTGCCGGTGACGGGCTCAGGATTATCGGGAAAAAAGGGGTCAAGATCGGCGGCGGATACTATATAGCACCGGAAATGGCGGGTCATGAAGGTCAGCGAGTGAGTGTTCTTCTGGATATTACGGATTTCGGGGCTGTGTATGTGTATGAGCAATCCGGTACGTTTTTGTGCCGGGCTGTTGACCCTGATCGATCAGGGATCAGCAGAAAAGACCTGGCGGTTATGGTTCGCAAAGCGCAAAAGGAGGTGATGAAAGACGGCCGGAAAGAACTAAAGAAAATGGCACGGGAAGCAAAAACCAAAACCATACACAGTGAAATTCTGGACCACCGTGAAAAACAGCTTGCAAATATCAGCGAATTCCCAAAGCAGGAAGCCGAATATACCACACAGGCAATAGAAGAGGCGGTCAAAGCCGTTCATGATGAACGAATCAAGGCAGCTTTGCCCCAGCCTGTTGAGATGACGCAGGAACAGGAAGAAACGGCAAACGAAATTATCAGCATTGCAAATCGAAAACGCCTGCCCTCCAACGACTGGGAAAAATATGAGATGATAGAGGCGGATCTGGCATCGGGCATGGATGTGCCGGACAAAGATCTGGCGTGGATGAAACGTTACGAGATGTGGCTTGAAACCGGAAAAAGCATCATCGTGAACCAATAGCAGGAGGCGAATATGAAGCATGAAATGGCTATGACCAAAAACGTTAAGCGGTTTTTAGCTGCCGTCAGAGAGCTGCAAAACCGTTCTTTGGGCATTGAGGGAATGGGCCTTTTGTGGGGCTCCCCCGGCGAGGGAAAATCGACCACTATCGCATACGCAACAAATATGCTAAACGGCGTGTTCTTACGGGCAAACACATGCTGGAGTATAACCAGCATGCTGGCGGATATGATGAGGGAGCTGGGGATGGAGCCCCTGCATCGTAAAGCTCCCATGATAAATGCAATTGTTGAAAAATTAATGGCAAGGCCGCGGCCTGTATTTATAGACGAATCGGATTATCTGTTTAAAAAGGCGGACATGGTGGATGCTCTGCGCGATATCTACGATCTTACAGGCTCCCCGGTCATACTTATCGGCATGGAAGAAATGGCCCGAAAAATTCAGACAAAAGGAAAGTTTGCAAGGCGCATAACGCAATGGATTGAATTTTCAGGCATTGACGCTCAAGACGCCAGAACCCTGGCGGATACTGTGTGCGATATACATATTGGCGATGATCTGCTTGAATTTGTCCGGCTGGAAGCAAAAGCCAATATTGGAAGAATGACCACAGCAATGTCAAAAATAGAAGCATTCGGCCGCACCAACAGTTTAAAATCCGTCACACGGTCAGAGTGGTCGGACAGGCCGCTGTTTTATGACCAGCCAGTGTTCAAAACGGGCTTCAGGAGGGGCAGATAATGGCAGGCAAAAAAGGAATGAAATGCCCGTCTCGTCCAGGCGCTGCAAGAAGGAAGGTATGGCAAAGCATGCGAATCATGCGTCAATTTACAATTGCAGACCTGTGCCGCACATCATGCGCAAAAAGAAACAATGTAAGGAAATTCATGGCCGGATTGTCCAGGCACGGATACATTGCCCGGTTTGGGAAATATGTAAGCGGCCGGGCCGGCAGTTATCAGCCCTGGCGGCTGGTGCGGGATACAGGCCCCAGGCATCCAGTAACATGCGACAGGTGCGGCAATGCTCTGGGAAAACCGTGCGAAAAGGAGGGTTTATGAGCAGCGCAAAAGTATGTGAACCAGCAAAAGCAAAAAGCATCAGCGCAAAAGACCTTTACGGCCGGCAAAACAAAATTATACACAAAGGATTTTTGGCTTTGTGTCTGCCGTATTTTGAGAATAAAGAATACTGGCTGGATTCGCTTTCGGCTATATGCGAAAGGCGGGTTTCCGGATTGTCGGAAATGACACTGGCCGAACGGAGGGATCTGATCAGTCATCTGAAAAAACAAAAAGCGGTTTCATACAATCCTTTTGTGCCGCATTCGCTTAAAGCCTGGAAAACAGGTGATGCTGATCAAACAGCGTTGTTTGATCGTTTAAAGCAAAATTTTCCCGGGCGTCCGGACAAGGCATGTTTCCAAGACCCGGACAAGGGGAAGATGCTTAAAAAAATAGAGGCCATGCTTGCAGAAGCAAAACGGCCCTGGGCGTATGCCCACAGCATGGCAAAAAAAATGGCCGGTGTGGATCGTGTTCAGTGGTGTCCGCCAAAGCAGATGCACGATATTGTGTCTGCGCTGATGTATGATGCGGTCCGCCACGGCAGGGCAACCACGTCGGGCAGTCACGAACGGTTATAGATAAAAGCAGGAGACCAGATCATGGATAGAAAAGATTTAGGGTATGATTTAAAAACAGGGCTTCATTCCAGGATTTTAACAGACTTTGAGAGTAAATTTCTTGGTATTTTATGGACGGATCATTTTGGAGCGGATGAAAAGATTTCCGCAATAGAGCTGGCTGTCCGGTTTGACTGCGCATTAAAAGGGTTTGAGCCGGATTCAAAAATATTGCCGGTGATGGTTAGGAAAGCGCAGAAAAGGCAGAATTTTGAGATACAAAAGCGGGAGGTGCGCAGAATACAGCTTCATCTGCTGAAAAAGCACGATAATATTCCTGTTTTATCTAAAGCGGGTAATGGGGGCGGATACTGGATAGCAGGGGAGGAATCTGAAGCCGCGGCCTTTTATGAAACTTTTAAAAGGCGGGGTATGACAGGGCTTATTAAGGCATCCAGGGGGAAAAAAGCAGCTTTAGTGGATATGATGGAGCAGGTCACGTTTGAATTTGAAGATATGGCGGCTGATGTTGGAATGCCTGATAACGCCGGGGTGTCCGGTGATCCTGCCGCGATAGCTGTTGTGGATTCTTTTCTTGGCCGCATGCTTGAAAGCCCGGACAGGTTCTCTGCTGGCCTGAAAAAACTCAGTAACAAATACGGGAGCATTCTTTTGGGCAAGGCAGAAGTTGCTGAAATGAAAATCAAGGCTGCTGAGCTTTCTATAATGGTTGAGTCTTTGGGAGTGTGATTTAAAATGAAAAAGATTTGGACAAATGACGAAATAGAATTATTAACGCGGCTTTATCCGGATACGTCAACAAGTGCTTTGGCTGTTCTGTCTTGCCGCTCAAAGAGAGGTATATATTCCAAAGCATCCAGCCTTGGGCTGCGTAAAAGCGAAGAATATCTTAACAGCGCAGGTGTCGGGCGTATTCGTTCCGGGGATGACCGAAGCAAGGCAGCGCCGTTTAAGCTGGGGCACCGGCCCCATAATTTTGGAGTAAAAGGATGGCAGGCCGGAGGCAACTCCGTAAAAACACAGTTCAAGGCAGGTAGGCGCCCATATACATGGAGGCCTGTCGGCAGCGAGCGAACCAGTAAAGATGGAATTCTGCAAATAAAAATATCAGATACCGGTTACTCTCCCCGGGACTGGAAAAGCGCCCACAGCATATTGTGGGAGTCTTGTTTTGGGCCGGTGCCGCCGGGGCATGCGGTATGGATATTGAAACTGCTAAAACGATCAGCGCTGTAGCACAAACAATTATTAATTCTGCAAAAACAGAAATTGATTTTTTAAAAATCACCGGCGGGGTTGAGGGGAGCGGTTTTATACCCTATGAACCGAGGAAACCTTTGCCTCCTGGACCTTTGGGTATTGAAAAAAAATAAAATATGAAAAAAATATTGGGGGAGCATGGCGCGCAGTGTCTCCCCCTCGGAGAAAAGAATTATGAAGCTTATATGTCCATCATGTTCGGCGGTACACAGCGCAGAGGCATGGTTAAATGATGCAATCGCCCGGCAGTGCCTGAAGCTGGCTGGTGAGCTTCAGTATGATGTTTCCAGCCGGTGTTTTTCGTACCTGGCGCTGTTTAGGCCTCCTGTGAAAGCCCTGACGTGGAGAAAGGTGTTACGGCTGTTATCGGAACTAAAAGAGCTCATCGGCACACCTCATATACAATATGATAAAAACGCTGCAAGACCGAACAGCGCAAAAGCGTGGGGCATGGCAATGGATCAGATTATAGAGAATCCGCCCAAACGCCTTCCTTTAAAAAGTCATGGATATTTAAAGGCGATTGCCTACGATTATGCAAATGATATGGATGTTCAAAAAGAGGTCAGGCATAACAGAGCAGAGCGCAACGGAACAGCAGAGGCACGGCGGGCACTGCCTTTACCGGAGAAAAGCAAAGGCAGGAAGCCTGAAAGGCTGTCGTTTGATAAGATGAAAGAGATAACAGAAGAAAATTACCGGAAAAAGAGCAGGGAGAAAAATTATGGGGAATGAATATTATGTTCCAACCTGGCAGGAGATAGAAAAAAATATAGTTGAAAAGCCTTCTTTGCAGGCGTTAAAGGATGAAATTTTTGAGCATCAGTTGTCAATAAGCAGGCTTAGGGACATTATTTATGAATATTATTTTACAGATAGGATGTACGCAGACGAATATGATGCGTATCAAAAGATACAGCGTAGAAATAAAGAGCGGCTTGATGCTTTGGGGTTTGGTTCTGAACAGGGGGGAGATTGAAAAGCGCGGGGGCACGGCGCGCCGTGTCTCTGCTGGATATACTGACCTACGATGATGCGGCTGATATGAGCGAACTTTCATTGATTTTAAGCAATCGTATTGACACACGGGGTGATGCCGGCGGGTTGATCAGCGTGAATGCGTTTGGAAAGCTGGCTAAAGATATTATTAAATGGCGTAAGAAAAAAAATGCTGTCCAACCGTAGAGGCACGATGCTTCATGCCCCTACGGGGGCCATACGTCAAAATACATTATTTTATCTCCAAAAAAGAGAAATTATGAAATTCTTATATTTGATTTTATTTATAGACATGGTGATGATCGGGGCGAAGCCTGCGGGCGGTGAGCCTTTACTCACGGTTTTTTGGGAAATAGAAGAGCCTGTTGCTGATGATCTTGCAGGTTTTATTATTTATTTTAAGGGTGAAGAAACTGCTGTAATTAATGACCCCGGCGCCAGGGAGTTTAAGGGCAATTTTGCTGTGGCTGAGGGGGTTGATAATTTTTTTGGAGTTTCTTCTTTTGATTTTTCGGGAAATAAGAGTGAGCCCGTGAACATTAATTATATTTATAATGAAGCAGGCTATATTCTTAAACGGATGGGTGAATTTACTCAGGAGCTGCAAAGGGAGATAGTTTATTAAAAGGGCACGAAGCATCGTGCCCCTACGATTGCAGAAATAACCGGATGAAATTATAAAATTAAAAAGGGAGATAATACCATGACCACAGAAACAGCCACAGGCGCATCCGCGCCAAACTCAAACCTGATTCACTTTCAAGAAAATGAACTCGTTAACACTACCAGCGAAGGCAAACCCGTTACAACATCCCTGCGTATTGCCGGGAATCTTGAAAAAGAGCATAAAAACATTCTTCGATCTATCAGAAAGCTGGAGTGCTCATATGAGTTTGGTAAGCTGAACTTTCAGATGACATCTTACATAAACGACCGCGGGAAAGAATATCCCATGTACCTCATCACCCGGAACGGATTCGATCTTTTGACGTTGGGGTTTACAGGCAAAAAGATGATGGAGTGGAAAGAAAAATACATAGCAGCCTTTAATGCAATGGAGAAAAAGCCTTCCGATATGCATATTTCCATTCTCCCTGCAATTCTGGCTAAAATCGATCGTCTTGAAGTCAAAATGGATCAGTTCAGAATTAACGCCAACGTCTACGATCCTATGTGGAGCTTTGCCCACAAATATTGCGACGTAGGCATGGGGCATGTTGCTGCAAAGGATGATCTTTACAGCATTTACCTGGAGCATTGCCAAAAGAGAAAAGTTCACGCAGAATGCAAAGCCCATTTTTTCACGAAGCTTTACCGTGCCGTTGAAACCACCTATTCTTCCACGCTCATGATCCACGGCTCCAGCGTTAGAGTGGTAAGATGCCTCGGCTTAAAACAGAACTACAAAGAGCTTCTGGCAAAGGCAGGTGCATAATGGCAACAATCTCATATACTGCCGAGAACATTGATAACATCATCCTGCGCCTTGACCGGCTAAGGGCAATGTACGGTCAATTAAAATACAAAGGATTTTTTTAAAAACCCTTGACCAAAGCAACAAAATTTTTTATATATAAAAAGCACAATTGATCATGTTTTTTTTGCAGGAGCACGGCGAGCCGTGCTCCTGCGTCCCGGTAAAAAAATAAGACCGGTTGCGGACTTACAGCCCTGTTAACTGTATGACGCAACCGGTCTTTTTTTTTGCAGGAGGGAGCCATGATCCGCAAGATATCTGATATCGAAAAGATTATAATTCATTGCTCCGATTCAGACTTTGGAGACGTGAACCTCATAAATTCCTGGCACAAAGCCCGCGGCTGGAAAGGCTGCGGGTATCATTTTATTATCACCAACGGCGTTGCAACCCAGGGTAAACCATACAATCTAAAACTTGACGGCCTTATACAGCGCGGCCGGTTAATTAATGAAGTCGGTGCTCACTGCCGGGGTTACAATGAAACTTCGGTGGGGGTCTGCCTGATTGGCCGGCGGCATTTTACAGGGAAGCAATTATATTCATCCCTGCCCAGGCTTTTGTTTGCCCTGGTGAAAATATTCGATTTAAAATCTGAAAATATACATGGTCATAATGAATTTTCCGGCAAAACCTGTCCTAATATTCGGTTAGGACCTTTGCGGGAAATGGTAGGGGCGCGATTTAAATAAAGGCACGAAGCATCGTGCCATTATCAATTTTAACAAGGAGAAAAAATGAGATCAAGGACAAGTATTTGGAAAGTTTTGGCTTTTTTTGGGGTAGTTTCAACCTGGGCAGTAGATGCTCTTAAGCCGGATGAGGATGGAGTAGTCAGGATTACAATTGATGAAATGGCTAATCTGGCGGATGCAATGTGCAGGATTTTTGGCTGGAAAGCGGAAATTTCGGTTCCGGCAAAAGAGTACCCTGGTGATAAATATAAGGATATTCCGTTTAAGGGCATGGCTCCTTATAGATCACAAAGCAGGTAGGCCGCGATTATAGTAAGGGCACGGATCACTGTGCCCTTACAGACAGGAGAGCAAAATGGACGGAGCATCGGCAACATCTTTAATCGACATAGTTTCAAACTTTTCTTCATTCGGAATCACAGGCATTTTGGCTGTTTTGTGCTGGACATCTATAAAGGACAATCAAAAAACCCTGGCAGTTTACAGGCAGGATATGGCGGAGTGGCGCCGAATGTATGAAAACAATGTTGAGCTTGTGAAAAAATCCAATGGCCTCTCAGAAGATCTCAAGGAAATAATAATCATGAACACACAGGCTTTTACAAGACTGGAAGATATAATCAGGCATATGGAGATTAACAAATAATGAATTTTGAACGTGCAGCCATAAAGGGTAAATTAATAGAAAGCAGGGAAAACAGGTCTCGGCTGAAAAATAAATTTAAGGCCCTGGCTGCTTCTGTCAGGCAGGGTATTAATGTAAATCTCACCCAGATCGAAGATATGGAAATCCCCCAGCTTTCTCAAATGTGGGGTGACCTGGAAACTGCATGGGCAGGCATATTAAGTCTTCGCAGTGATATCGACCGCCTTGAAAAGGAACTGGACTGATGGGCACAAAGGGAGACAGGGCAGCAAAAGAGCCTTTGGCCATGCAGATGTATACAGGCGGGAGCAATTTGACCGAGATATCAAAACAGCTTGATATCAGCGGCACTACTCTGCGCAGATGGAAGGAGGACTCCCGGGTTTTCGGCGAAGATATTGACGGATGGGATAAGGCCAGGCAGCAGAAAAGAAGCAATATTATCCGGCTTAAGGATCTGTTTGAACGGCAGCTAGGATATGTAGAGGGGCTTGCCCCGTGTGAGGTTTCCGCCCCCATGATGGATACATTAAGCAAGCTTGGTGCGCTGGTGGAACGCTGGGATAAGGTGGAAAAAGCCCTGGCCCTGATCGGAAAAATAAAAACCGAATATATGGAAAGTGAAACAGGGAAGCATTCTGAAGAAGAGAAAGAAAAAACACGCAGCATGCTGATTAACGAAGTGGATCGTATTTTAGGGGTGAGATGAAAGGCGTAATAAAAGAATCATCATATTTTTTGCCGTATCAAATTGCATGGCTCAAAGATACGTCCCGACGTAAAATATGGGAAAAATCCAGGCGTATTGGTGCTACTTATGTGCAGTCATACGAGGATGTACGCGACTGCGTAAAAACTCCTGGCATGCCGGTATGGTTTTCATCTGCTGACGAATCTGCTGCAAAAGAATATATTTTGTATTGTGAACAATGGGCTAAAATATTTAAAAAAGCAGGGGATATTTTAAGTTTAAAGGAAGAAATTTTAAATAAAGATAAAGATGTAAAAGCCCTTGTGATCCGGTTTGCCAATGGATCGAGAATACATGGCTTGTCAAGCAACCCAACGGCTTTCAGGTCCAAGGGCGGAAAAACAAATCTTGACGAATTCGACTGGCACAAAGATCAGCCGAAAATGTATGCCGCGGCAAAACCTTGTGTAACATGGGGATATGATTTGCGCATTTTAAGCACATATCAATCCAATGCCAGCCTGTATGCCCAGTTTGTTAAAGACGCTAAAAAAGCCGTATCCGAGGGGAAGCTTCCAGTATTTTCCCTGCATACGGTCACCATATTCGATGCAGTTGAACAGGGCCTGCTTGACAGGATCATGGGGAAACCAACAACACAAGAAGAACGGGAAACATGGCTGGAAGAGGAAAGACAGGCATGCGGAGATGAAAACATCTGGCTGCAGGAATACTGCTGCATTCCCGTTGATGAAAACGATGCGTTTTTAACCTGGGATCTGATCCGGCCATGTGAAAATGAAAACGCAGGGAAGCCCGAATTTTCCGGCAGCGGAACGTTTTTTATCGGCAATGATATTGGCAGGCGTCATGATCTTGCTGTGTTCTGGGTGATGGAAAAAGTCGGTGATATTCTTTGGACGCGGGAAGTTGTGCAGCTAAAAGGTGCTTCTTTTGCGGCACAGGATGATGAGCTTGACAGGCTTGTGGATACATATAATCCCTTTAGAATCTGCATGGATCAGACCGGCATGGGGGAAAAACCTGTTGAAGACGCCAAAAGACGGTATGGGGAATACCGGGTGGAAGGTGTTTTGTTCACCGGTCCTGCAAAGCAGGAACTTGCATTTGGGCTTAGACGGAAATTTGAAGACAGGCAGGTTCGCATCCCTGTGGATAAAGATATTCGGCGTTCGCACCATGCAGTGAAAAAAACCGTAACAGCAGCCGGAAATATCCGGTTTGACGCTGATCGGACGGACAAGGGGCACAGTGACGAATTTTGGAGCCATGCCCTGGCTGTTCATGGGGCATCGGAAGATTACGCGGGGGTACCGTCGGTGGTTACATCCGGAAAAAGAGGGATGGGGAAGCATTTGTCTGACTATCACGAACATGTTCCATACAGGACATATTAAATGAAACTGTACATCAATGAAAATGATTTTGTTGAATTAGACGACAAAAAATCGTTAGCCGCAGAAATTGCACCGCGGTCCCGGTCTGTTGACTGGATGGGCGTTATGGGTCTTTTGCCTGATCCTGACCCTGTGCTTGCGAAACTCGGGCAGGATATCACCGTATATCGCCAGCTAATGTCAGATGCCCATGTGTTTTCCTGCGCACAAAGCAGAAAGGCAGGGGCATTGTCCTGCGAATGGGAAATCCGTGAATCTGCAAAAGAGGGTGAGCCGGCCAATAAAAAAGCGCTGCGGATGATTGAAAATATGATGGATACGCTGGACGTTCACCAAATTATTACAGATATGCTGGAGGCTCCGTTCTTTGGAATGAGCCCCATTGAGGTGATCTGGAAATCAGGGTCGGCCTGGCTCCCTGAACGTGTGGCGGGGAAACCTCCGGAATGGTTTGGGTTTGATGCAGATAACCGTTTAAGGTTTTTATCCATTGACAATATGATAGAAGGTGAAGAGATGCCGCCGTATAAATTTTTATTGCCGCGGCATCATGCCTCTTATCAAAACCCTTATGGGGAACGTGTTTTATCCCGCTGTTTCTGGCCAGTAGCTTTCAAACGGGGCGGGTTTAAATTCTGGGCCATATTTACGGAAAAATACGGGATGCCCTGGATTATCGGCAAGGTTCCGAGGCAGACAAACGAGACTGAACGCGGGCTTTTGCTTACAAGACTTGTAAATATGGTCCAGGATGCTGCTGCTGTTATTAATAATGATGAAAGCGTTGAGATTACAGAGGCTGCAGGCAAAACCGCCAGTGCGGATATTTACGAAAAACTGATCAGCACATCAAACAGGGAAATATCAAAAGCCATTCTGGGGCAAACCCTGACCACGGAGCTTGACAAGGGCGGGTCTTTTGCCGCCACAAAAGAGCATATGGAGGTCAGGGCTGATCTGGTGGAACAGGATAAGCAGATGGTCAAGTCGGCCTTTAACCTGCTTTTCAGATGGGTTGTGGAGCTTAATTTTGCTGGTTCATCTTCTCCCTTGTTCAGCTTTTATAAAGAAGAGGATATTCAAAACGAAAGAAGCCAGCGGGATGAACAGCTTGAGAGGCAGGGTGTCGAGTTTACGGCAAGCTATTATCAGAGGGTTTACAATCTTCAGGAGACTGATTTTGAACTTGCGAAAAAAAAAGAGGAGCAAGAGAATAATAAAACGGAATTTGTCGAAGGTGACGACGGCATATCCGCATCACCGGACATTATTACAGACAAAGCGCTTGACGCCACATCAATGGACAACGAGATCAATGCTGCAAAAAAGCTCCTTGAGAAAGCAGCAACTCTTGAAGAATTTCAGGACGAATTGCTCGATCTTTATCGGGATGTAGACGAAAGCAGTCTCGGCGATTTAATGCAAAAAGCCATGACGCTGGCCGATCTTACAGGGAGGTTTGATGCCGATACCGGAAACTAAAGTATTCGACCTCCCCTTTGACGAAGCGATTGATCATTTTAAAAAAAAAGTCAAACTTCCATCAAAAACATGGGAAGAGCTCTGGCAGGGGATGCATGCCAGGGGTTTTGTAATTGCCGGCGCCATGAAAACGCAGCTTGTTTCCGACCTGTACGAGGCAGTTGAAAAGGGTATCACAGACGGCACAACAATAGCGCAATTCAGAGAGGATTTTGACGATATAATCAAGCGCCACGGCTGGAAATATAAGGGCGGTAAGGGCTGGAGAACCAGCGTGATATTTAACACAAACATTAAAACAGCATATGCCGCAGGCCATTATAAACAGATGTTCGGCCATGAAGTTTTAAAAGCCAGACCCTTTCTCCGGTATGTAGCCTCTAACTCAAGATTCCCGCGTCCGGAACATGTCAAATGGTATAATCTTATACTGCCTGCAGGTGATTCGTTTTGGAAAACGCACTACCCGCCAAACGGCTGGGGGTGCAAGTGCGGAATCGTCAACCATTCTGCCAGGGAAGTTGAAAAAATAAAAAAAGAAGAGGCTGGCGGCCAGAATCCCGTAAAGACCAAAGCTCCGAAAATAGAGCATTATGATTGGAAAAGCAAAAAGACCGGTAAAATACATAAAATACCAAAGGGAATTGATCCGGGCTGGGATTATAATATTGGGGAAGCTTCCTGGGGAAAACAATTATCCTCAAACGCAATGGATGCCTGGAAAGCCCAGGGCGCAAAACAGTGGGAAAAATTGACTGCTGGTGACTGGCAATCAGCAGGAAGACCGGAACAAATACCTGTAGATGCTGCAAAGGCAAAAATCGGCGCTGCCGTCAAAGGCACAGGGGAGCTTGAATCCCGGCTGAAAACCGTATTAGGCGCCGATGAAAAAATATTTACATTTGTAGAGACGGGTTTGGTACAGACGGGTTTCAAACCCGTCTCTACTTTTAGATATGACGTGCTTGTAAACGCTGAGGTGATAGCAAAACATATTCCTGCAGATCGAGCGTCTTTTGTCCCGTTTCTTACTGAGCTGATGCATGACCCTTTTGAGGTATGGCTTTCGTTTGAGCGGCATAAGGGTACGGGGAGAATCGTATTGCGGCAGCGCATTATAAAAGCTGTCAAACTCAAAAAAAATCGGGGATTATTAATGGTGGCGCAATCCGTAAACGGCATAATGGAATCGTCAACAATGATTCCAGTGAGAAGTCTTACATATTTAAATAATCAAAGACAGGGGAAATTGATATGGGCCAGGCAGGAATAAAAAAAAGAAGCTCGGGCTCCGCAGCAGCCCGGCCGCCATGCTCCGGCTTTGAAGCCGCGGTCCGTACCGGAACAATCGATATGTTTATTTATACGTTATTGTAACAGAAAGTCAAGTAGAGACGGGTTTAAAACCCGTCTCTACAATAAAAGGATGTGTTAAATGACCGGCACGATGATGGATATAAGAATTGAAGATCAGGGCGTTAAAAGACTGCTCGCGCGGATACAGCGGCGGACGCATAGTCTGACACCGGCCATGAATATTATCGGGCAGATTGTGCGTACATCGATTGTCCGCAATTTTGAAAAGGAAGGGCGTCCGCAAAGATGGAAAGCTCATTCTGAAACCACTGAAAACCGAAGAGGCAAAGGGGTTTCCATTCTCAGGGAGGAAGGCCACCTGATGAACTCAATCCATTCTAAGGCTTATAAAGACAGGACTGTTATCGGAACAAACCGTGTTTATGCCGCTGTTCATCAGTTTGGTGCTAAAAAAGGATCGTTCGGCGCATTTTCCATTACTCAGCAGGTTAAAGCGCATGTGCGTAATGTCAGAGGGGTGAGGCAAAACGTGAAAGCGCATAAACGAACACGGGAAATAACACTGCCCTTTGGCGATATTCCTGCCCGTCCGTTTATGATGGTGCAAACCGAAGACTGGGATGAAATCAGGGAGTCGCTTTCGGATTATCTCCTGGGAGGGAAAAGATGAAAAATTTTAAAGGATTCGATGACTGGATAGAAATTTTCAAAGGCGGAAAACAGATTGACAGCAACGGCCATGAACATGATGGCGATGCTGTTATTTTAAAGGCATTAGAGACATTTAAGCCTTCTTATCATGAGCCGCCCCTGGTGGCGGGTCATCCAAAAGACAACTCGCCGGCATTCGGATGGGTGTCGGACTTAAAAGAAAAAGGCGGCACACTTCTGGCAAAATTCAAGGATGTGGTCCCTGAATTTTCTCAATCCGTTGAAAAAGGCCTGTTTAAAAAGCGTTCTGCAAGTTTTTATCCGGATGGAAGATTGCGGCACGTCGGCTTTTTAGGCGGCGCGCCTCCGGCAGTAAAAGGTCTGGCGGATCTGTCTTTTTCAGATGATGATCAGTCAGTCACATTTGAATTTGGTGAAGTCGATTCCTGGACATGGGAGACTGTAGGTGGGATTTTCCGTAAAATGCGGGATTATTTTATCGAGAAAGAGGGAAAGGAAAAAGCGGATTCAATTATCCCGGACTGGGATGTGGACTATATTCGGGATGCGGCAAAAAACAATAACAAGGAGGATGATATGAAGTTTGCGGAATTTTTGGAGGCATTTAAATTTTGGAAAAAAATCGAAGGTTCGGATATTGACCTGCCGGCAGGGACATTCGCAGGGCCGGGTTCCAAACCCGTCTCTGTCTTCAGTGAAGCCGATATCGAACAGGCAAAAAAGGATGGTGTTGCTGCAGAGAGGGAGAAGCTGACCGCGGAGTTCGCGGAAAAGCAGGCGCAGGTTAGGCGTAAGGCCGCAGAAAAGGAGATTACGGACTTTTGCAACACATTGGCCGCATCAGGTAAGATACCGCCCTCCTGGCTCGATTCCGGGCTTGTGGGCTTTATGCAGACACTGGATGCGGAAAAGGAAATTTCGTTTTCCGAAAATAACAAAAAAAATTCAAGGCAGTGGTTTCAGGATTACCTGGAAGGATTCAGCAAATCAAAGATTTTTGAGGAACTGGCAAAAAAGGAAAAGGCAGGGGATTCGGCTGAGTTTGCAGAGGCAAAAGCTGATCAGGAAGCCGGTGAATCCATAGCAGCCAAGGTTGAACTAAAAAAATAATTGTAGAGACGTGTTTGGTGTAGAGACGGGTTTCAAACCCGTCTGTACGAAACCAGTCTGTACGAAAACGGAGGGATAAACAATGGCAGTATTCGGGGTAACAGACAATGCTGACTCAGCAGCGCTGAGCCAGCTCGTGGCGTCAAATGTACATGAGCAAAAAGAAATTACGCTCAAGGCATCAGCCGGCGCCCTGCTGCGCGGCACAGTGCTTGAGATGGTCAGCGTGGCAAGCGGGACATGGCAGCAGATGCAGTCGTCAGGCGGGGCAAATGCCAGGGCAATTCTGCTTGAAGATGTAAGTGATTCTGCTGCAACGCAGAAAGTCCAGGCTTATTTTATCGGCAGGTACAGAGAAACCGACCTGGTCTGGCCGGCAGGCATTACCACGCTGCAAAAGCGTACGGCAATCGTTGGTTTGCAGGATCGCGGCATTCTGATTGACGAGGCGATTCTTGCTGTGAGCACAACAACCACAACCACAACGACAAGTTCAACAACAACAACCACAGCGTAGTAGAGACCAAAGGCATCTGCGTTGTTTTTGTGTTAATATTAACATGAAAAAGGGAGAGAACTATTATGGATAATCTGTTTAAAATACGGGTATTAACCGGGGCTATTAACGCTATGACATCTCCGGCAATGACAGTGTATAACCGGGTATTCCGCGGCAAGGAGCATATGGAGGTATCCGACAGGCTGGCATTTGATATTATTACAGGATCCCAACGGGTGCTGAAAAACATATCAATCTATGCTCCGGCTGAAGTTACTTTAAAAACGGGAAGAAAAACCATCACGGTATCTGCCCCGCGGCTGGCAACAAAACGGTTCGTGCATACGGCAGAACTTAATTCCATCCGTGCATTCGGCGGACAGGTGAGCGTAGAGCAAATGAAAACCCGCATTGCCAGAGAGCAAAAAGACATGAAAGACGAGCATGACAGAACGCTTGAGTTCTGGGCATGCAACGCGCTTAAAGGTAAAATTTACGACGCAGACATGACAACCGAACTCGTGAATTACAACATGGCTGCCACGCATCAGCCCGAATTGACAGGGACGGATCTGTGGGACAATGCAGCTTCAAACCCCATGAATAAGATCCGGGAGTTTAAGCGGCTGATTAAGCAGGACAGTCTTGCAGGGATCACCGGATGGCTGGCCTTTGCTGGCTACAATGCGATGGATGCCCTGCTTTCAAATACGTCCATTTTGAATCTGCTCAAGTACGAAAAAGGCAGAAAAATTGCAGAGGAAAGCGATGTGTCACGGCTGGCCGCAACCGAGCTGATTGAATACGACAGCTCGTTCATGGATGAGAAAAACAACCGTCAGTATTTTATCGGGCCGGATCATTTTATGCTTATCGGCCTGTGCTCAGACCTGGCGGATGTCCCATACGCTCCGGTGGTTGACAGTAAAGCACCCGGGGGTGTCGGCAATATCGATGCCGGCGGAAACGGCGTGATGTTTTTCTCAAAATCATGGGAAGAAGAAGATCCCAGCGGTCGGTGGATCAAGGCTGAAGGCAGACCTCTGCCGGTGCTTCAGCGTCCTGATTGCGTAGTCTATGCGAAGGTGGTGTAGTAGTGGCATATTGCACACAAAGCGATATTGAAAAAATGCTGCCGGAAAAACAGCTGATCCGCCTGACTGATGACGAAAATGCCGGAATGGTTAATACGGTCAGGCTGGATGAAGCCATAATCTCGGCAGCGGAAGAAATTGAC